ACACCACCCTGTCGCTTGTCTCATTTGCATGTAAAATCTATCACTCATATATTTATATTATATAAGATTTTAAACGCCGTGTCAAGAACTATTTTTTGTATCCTTTACCAAAGTGGTTATGAATTGCCGCCAACTTATCTTCAGCGGTAGCTAACTTTTCTACTTCCATTTCGATTGCTTGAACAATCTCAGGGTGTTCTCCTATACCTACTACATTTCTTTCGTAAGCTTTTATGTTAGCATAAGCCATTGCAATATCTCCTTCAAGTTTTTTGCATAAAGCCTCTAATAAATAGTTCATATTTTCTTTATTCCTTCTACATAATTTTCCGCGGCACTTTCTGCATATGCTTCACTTTTGCCTCGATAAAATTCTGTCTTTACTACATCGCCTCCAAGATAAAATCTGCAACCCCAATGTCCGTCTAACTTTATGACATCAGACCTCAAATCTCCCTTCATATAAGTAGTATATTTATCCTCGTTCATCATCTTTAATTGCTCCATCTATAAACGCATGTTTAAATCCGTCTGCATAGTCATCATTTAGACATACCCAGACCACCATTGGCCAAGCAACTGCAAACATAAAGAAAACAGTTATAAACATAGTAATTGGATATTTTCCTACTAATGAATATTTTGCTGTTCTTCGTATTTCCAGATGTATTGGTAGCCATAGTTTCCACATAGCCATCAATAGCCCTGACAGGTATACTGCCAATATAATTTCCCACATGTTTAATCCTTATAAATATTTCTCTAAATGCCTAAGACTTCCTAATTCATATGCTAATGCTGTTCCCCAATAACCTGTTTTGTCTCCATCAAGCCAAGGAAATAAAGTATTAGAAGTATCACAAGGCTCTAGTATAAATACTTTGTAGCACTTAGCTCCCCATCTATCTTCATAATTTACACACTGTGCTATGTTTCCATAACAAGCATATCCTTTTCTTTCTGACTGATACTTTTGCGTTATTTCATCTTTAACAAGCGCAAACTTATTTTGTCGAGGATACCATACTTTTTCATTATAAGCAAACTCTAAAGCTACACATGGTTCTGGTAGCAAGGCACTTTTCATACCTTCATAATCTGAGTCTGCTAGTTTTTGTGGTATTCCTGTTCTCTCTACTATGTTTTTAACAAAAGCAGGTGAACGATACAAGCTATCAGCAATGGTAGAAATATTCATACCATCTAAATACATTTTTACTACTGAACTTATCTCATCGTCAGTAGCCATTTTACCTTTATTCTGAGACTTTCTTCTTTCTTTGAAAGCTCTTGTGTCAAGGTGTTCGTCTATGATTCTCTGAAGTCTGGTCGTGTTATACCTAATATTCAGCATCTCACAGGCTTCCTTTTTAGTTATAGGATTATCCTTTTCGAGTTGTGAGATAACTCGTTCTATGTTATCATAAGATAACTTTTCTCCTGATTTACTTCTTATCAATGTGTTCACTCCCTAATAATATGATTGCATAGTGAATTATTTTTAATAAGTCGTCTGGATTATTTCCATTCTTTTTACCATATCTTTGAGCATATTTGATTATATTTCCAATAGAGAAACCTTCTCCATGTCCTGCATCAAATACAAACTCAGTTGTTTGGATTTTATTCTTACCATAGTGGGCATCATATGTTCCAATTATATGATTTCTAACCCAGTTTAGAACTTCCTCTTCTTTAAACTTCATTAGTTAACATCTCCACTAGACTAGTGTATCCACCAATCTTTTGTCCGTTAAATATTATTTGCGGAAATGTTCTTGCCCCTGGAAAGGTTTCAAACATATCTTCTTTTTGAAAGTCCGTTCCAAAGACTTTATACTCTACTGAACAACCTCTTTGCTCAGCAAGATTCTTTGCCATTGTGCAATAATGACAGTTTGGTGTGCTATAAATTATTACTGTGTTTTCCATATAATCATTCCAAATTTGTTTCATTCGTTCTCCCATGGTAAGGGAATTCTTTTTCCTTGTTTCTTTTCTTCTACCATGTGTGCAGACATATAAGCAAAAAATCCTGCAATAGAAACAACTAATATTCCTACTAGTATTTCCATTACTTAGCTGTTATCCTTTTATCATACCAAGCAAGTCCTTCGTCCCACCAATCAGGTTGTTCACGATGCGACCACTTAGCAAATGTTGCTTTATCTGTGTGGTAGTATAAGCGATATGACCCGATAACATCAGTTTCATCTTTGAGTTCATCAGGCATTGCCATAAGAAATGGAGTGAGTCCTTTGCGTGGCATATTCTTCGGGTCTGGTAGCTTATTTATTACTTCTTCTACACTTTTGTGAAGTTTGCCATATCGGTAATGGTATTCATCATTTAACGCATTCGCGTAGCAATGAACCCACTCGAAGTTATCTAGCGAAGACCGTGTCCATATCGTGCAAGGGTGATTATACATCATTGGTAGATATGGTGTCAGAGGTCTTTCCTCTAGAGGAAGATGTTTGATTTCTGACTTTCTAGAATTAAGGGCTTCCCTTTCTTCTGCGTTTAACGCACGAGGGGTAAATCCTAATACTTCATCAACCCATATAGCAGTGCATAAAAGCTGAGCCGCCTCGAGAGGCATCTTAACTATATGCTTGTCTACATGGTATTGTGCGCATTTGTCTAAATCTTCGTCTAAATAAAATAAATTCATATTACATATTATACTAAAGATTTAACCATTTGTCAAGTATTATTTTTTTATTTACCAAAGGCTCTTCCAGCCTCTGAAATTCCAAATGCTCCAAGAGTAATTACTACTAAAGATGTGAAAATCGTATCACTTATTAGTAAATCTTGTCCCCAAAATGCTGTAATTAAATCACAACCTGCGAATACTATTAGCATAAAAAAGGAAATAAATCCTATTATTGCTTTCTCATTTACATCATTATCGTCTAAAAATAAATCCATAAATCTTCTTTTGGGTGGAGCTAGTCTTTTCCTAGCAGCTTCTGCTTCAAGTTTCATCTCTTTGATTGTATCTTCGGACTTATCGAGTTTTTCAATAAGTGCCATATACTTATCTAAATCAATTTCTACTTCATTTCTACTGCTATCTCGTGCTTCGTCTGCCATTATTTATCCTTTGCTTTACCCACGTTGAGGGCTACCCAGTCTAATACTTTATAGACTTTCTTTACCCAACCATCATCAATCGGTGTGGGAGTAAGAGCAGCAACTAACGATGCTCCCATTACTAACCAAGGCACGACTTGCACCCATCTAATTATTACTTCGAAAAATTCTAACATTCTTCTATCCTATTCTGTCTTACGACAGCCTTTGCAGAGGTACATACTTCTCTATAGTAGATACATCTATGTCCTCCACTTTCTCAAACTCTACATCATAACAAAGAATTTTATCTGATGCAGATTGATTCTTTAAACTTGGCATAAAACTCTCATGTGTTGTATATTCTCTACAATGAGTTTTATTACTTTTTAAACTTCTAAAGGTAATTTCTACAATACCTTGTTTTAAAACTTCTATCAATTTTATACTATCAATCATCTACTTTCTTTTCCAGTTTTTCTATTCTATCTACTAAAGGTTGGTATCCATCAAACCCTTCTATTCCACATTTAGGGTGAGCCATATCTTCTAACTCTATTATTCTTTCTTCTAGTTCCTCTAACCAATCCTCTATATCTTCAAAACGCATTTGGGCAGCAGGGTTATTTTCAAACCATTTACTATCTTTGTGAAATCTCCATAAGTTAATTAGATTCTTTATCCACTGAATCATCTGTTGTTACCTCACGGTAGTATATTACTACCTCCCCCATTTGTTTGATATACCTTTTAAGTTCTTGCATATCTTCTGCCATTACTTTATAATCTCCTATTGTTGTTGCAACAAATAGAATATCACCATTATTTTGCGACTTTATTTCATCTATAAATCTATCATAATAAGTATAGCCTTCTGGCCAATCAGGGTTTTCTCTATCCTCTGGCGCACAAGACTTAGGTCTTTTATCATCTACTTTTACACATGGGTTTGTAATACGAGTTTCGCTTACGACGTACCACTTCGGTGCAGTCAGCTCTACAGGTCGTGGGAGTGTGGGTTGCATAATTTCAACCTTTGCAGGTTTACTAATAATTTCTACTTCTTTTGTAGGAAGTAGTGAGCAACCACTAGTCAGTGCTAGGATTGTCAAGATTGAATAGTTTTTCAGTGTCATCTTCTATACCCTCCATTACTGCCTCGCTGGCATTGTTCATTCTTAGTTCTATCATTCCTGGCTTCTTTAGCGCAAGAACATCTAGGTTATGCCTAGAAAAGATTTCTAAGTATTCAGCTTTTTCTTGTTCTAT